TTGGCCGATGCGACCATATTCCGCGCTTCCCATCTCGGCCCTTCCGCCATAGCCAATGGTCGCTGCTTGAATGTGCGCTGCTTTAATTGCTTCACGAACGCTTCCCTGCCATTGATCAAGCGTGATTGAACCATCGCCTAACATCCGCGTGAAACGCTTTAGCTGCGTTTCCAGCTTATCAATGCGACCATCAACAAGCTTACCCACTGACTCTTTACTTAGGAAACGGCCCTTTTCGTCACGATAACGTCCACTGCGACGGTCATAAGACCATTCAGCGTCCATCCTGATGGACATGACGGCGCTGCTGAACGAAGATAAATCATTCAGCATTGTCAGCCTCTAGTAGCTCTTTGAACTGTGCAGGAGCTTCTTCTTTCCATTGCTTCATGGCATCCTCAATGTCTTCGTCCGAAATAAACGCAGCTTCGTCAATGTCAGCAAGCATTAGCCCTTCCACTTTCATGGGCTCAATAGCATCTACCTTGCTGCTAACAAGCTTTGCTGGCCCCCTGCGATCAGGATCAGGGTCAGCTTTACGCTTGCGGGCTACAATCGTTTGACGCTCTTCCTTAGACATGGCTTGAGCTTTCGCCTGTGGAAGGCACTTGGGCTTTCCTTCTTTTTCGCCACGTCCGCCACATGGTCCCATGATTTCACCATTGGCGCCAATTCTTACCCAGCCTTCCTTAAACCACTGACCAAGATCATCAGCATGGATTTCGCCATCGCCCCCCTTAAATGCACCGCTAGTGGAACCATGTTTCTCTTTATACATGCGCTTGTACTGTTGGACTACATAACCACTGGCATAAGCAGACGGCCACACTTTGAATTTTGCTTTTGCTGCAGCTACCGCACGACTGTGCAGGGCTTCGTCGGTAAAAGTAACATCTCCGCGTTCGTGCTCTAAGTCGCCTGGAAGATATAAACCAGCGCCGTCTGCAACTTCCCTAGTGCCGTCCATTGGCAAAGTGCCATTCTCTTCGTTCAAGGGATCGCGCCCACCAGGAGGCACTTCTTTCTGTCCAGGAGCCTGCGGTAGCTCACGAGGGAGCGATGGGTCAAGAGTGAGTTCCATTGACCACTCAGAGCCGCCGTAACGCGCATCCGCCACTTCCTGCGGGTGCAGCACACCAAGTTGAATGTAACGACCGTCTACGGCTGCTACGCGGGCACGAACGTCTGCTTTCTCTCTTTCGTTCAGTTCAAACAAATCGTTGAATTTAATGCGCCACGACTCAGGAAGCCTTCCTTCAGTGGGACCATCTTTGCTAAGCATGAGCATCTTCATGAGCTGCTGCAGCGGACGCTTGTAATGGGAGGCTTGATAGTCTCCTAAGTGCTTTGCAAAGTCACGCTCTTCACTGCGACCAGTAGAACCAAGCCCTCCAGGGCTCTCACCAAACAGAATGGTATGAGGAATTTGTGAAGCGCCAATAATATCAATGCGAAGCTTTTCCAAGATTTCGCCTACGCCTCCAAAGTTACGACTAATAAACTCAAGCTCCTCCTTTTCAGCATCAATGGCATAGCCGCGATAAATGCTCTTGCTCATATCATTTAGCACCAAACGATCACGCACGTCTTTCTCTTTACCAGCAGCAAGCATGGAAGAAAGACCACGCAACTTATGCACAAAGATGTCAAATTCCGTCAACAACGTCGCGGCAGAACTAATGCCAGTTGAATAAAAACGGAAACTGTCATAAGCGCTTTGCAAAGTACTCATTCCCCAGCCATAGTTTCTCTGCCTAATGCGATAAGGCAACCATTCGCCATCAAAACGCAGGATTCTATCTTTATGGATGTACGTTAGTTGTGGTTGGCGAATAAGATCGCCAGAAATGATTTGATAATGCGTTGCCTTGGAATAATCGTAAAGCGAATCTTCGCTAATTACTGGGGCAATCTGCCAACGGTCCAGCACTTCCATGCCTTCAACGGAACGAATGTTTCTGTAGTCCACTGGTTGATCAGCAGAACGACCATCGTCGATGTAAAGCAGAATTACGGCCCCACCGAACAATCGCGCATTTTTAGAAGCCAAGCCAAGATTTTCAAGGATGTACAAGTCCTCAATTACTTGCTCCACACCACTCACTTCTTCTGCCGCTGCTCCTTCGCCACCAAACAGTACTTTGAAGCCCTTCCGCGTGGATTGTTCGGCAACAATGTCTACGATCCGCTTAGGAATCCACTCGCTATAGAGGTTTTCAAGCTCTTCCTGAGTGAGGAAGACGATGGGGGTGGAATTAGTGTATTGGCTTTTGTCGCGACGAGTGCCCATTCCCGTCAAGGCATTTACCAAGCCATCCGCCCGCAAGCTTTCGTTGCCATTGTGCCCTAGATCAACCAGTTCTTCCGACATTTTTAGCTTAGTGTGCGTTGCATCTATGCTAGCAATGGCTAAGATGTGCTTGAACTTCTTTTCCTTATGCCCACGCCAATTTCATTTGTCTTTTCTGAGGAAGAAAAAAGCATTGCAATGGCGGAAGGCATGAGGCGACAAGGCGTCAACGAAGCGAAAGGCTTGCGTGGGCGTAATGGTGGCGCATGGAAAGGAAGCAAAGCTCTTGACATTCACTTGCTTGGTGCGGCAGGCGAGATGGCCGTGGCCTCGCACCTAGGCATGAAAAGCTTTCTGTATCAAGAGACTCAAGCTAAGAAAGGCTCCGATGACCTGCCAGGAATAGATATCAAAACCAGAAGCAAGCATTCCTACGATCTAATAGTGCAACGCAACGAAAGTCCTGATAAGAAGTTTGTTCTTGTTACCATTCAAGACAAAACTACTCTCATTCATGGCTGGTGCTATGGGCGGGATGCAATGAAGGAAGAATTCTGGGCCGACCCTGCTCGTGGTCGCCCTGCATATTTTGTCCCTAAAGAAGCACTATTCCCCATGGAAAGCTTAAATGACGAAGCTAAAGTGCTCTGACTTTGCCAAGCACGTATTAAATACTGCACTATGGCCTAAGCAAGAGGAAATTCTTGATGAATACTTCGGGGGCGGCAAAACTCATGCTTGTTGGGCTCTTGGTCGGCGCTCTGGCAAAACTCTCATGGCTTCTATTGCAGCCGTATATGCCTGCTTCGTTCTAGAAAGTAGCTACAAGCGCAGAGTAAGAAAGAATGAAAAGTGGTACATTGTTACCATTGCTAACGACCAACAGCAGGCAAAGATTGCCCTAAACAACATTCGTCAATTAGTACTAGATAGTCCCCTCGGCACCGAAATCACCAGGGAAACTGCCACTGAAATTGAAGTGAGCAATGGCTGCGTATTCCAAGCTATCCCCGCCTCCGCTCGTGCGTCACGAGGTAAGGCAGTGGTCATGTGCGTATTTGACGAGCTTGCCTTCCAACTAGAGGGCGATGCAAACCGTGGCGCCAAGGCTATCTACGACGCGCTTTCTCCCTCCATCGCTCAATTTGGAGACAACGGGCGCATCCTGGAGCTGTCCTCTCCATGGTTGACAGACGGACTTTTTTACGAGCATTTCAAGGAAGCTGAAAGCGGTGAATTTCCTTTTATGCAGGCCAAGAACATACCAACATGGGAGATAAATCCCAATCTTCCATGGGGGTGTCCATTCCTAGCTGCAGAACAGAAACGAGATGAAGATAAATTTTGGACGGAATATGGTGCTCGGTTCAGGGGGAACAAGTCCTCGCTGCTTGCGTCTGAAATCGTAGATGCTGCCATTAACAAGGAAAGAGGCATCCTTCTTCCTGATAGGCAAATCATGGGCAAGTATGTACTAGCGCTAGACCCTGCGCGTGGCGGCGTGGGACGTGACGAATACGTGGCTTGCATTGTGCATTTTGATAAGGAAACCTTAGTGGTGGATAAGTTTCACACTTTCATGGCAGACTTTGAGATTAATGGCAAAAAGGAAGTCAGTATTCAGGCAGTAGAAGACTGGATACGAGAGCACCATAAGATTTATCAGTTTGACAGTATCGTCCTCGACCAATTTAATAGTTCAGCCACCATTCAAAGTTTGTCCGGTGACTTTCCCATCCGAGAACTTACTTGGTCTGTGAGCACAAAGATGAAAGCATTTAGCAAGATGAAAGAACTGTTTAATGCTGGTCTTGTTGACATTTACCCGCATGAACGCGCCATTCGTCAGCTCAAGAACTTAAACGTTCTATATCGACAAAGTGGACAATGGTCAGTAACTGGTGGTAAAGAAGTGGGCGTGGATGACTTCTGCTTTGCGCTTGCTGCTGCCATCTTGGAAGCGTCAAAAGAGGATGATTTGCATTGGCTAGAAAGCTTAGTGCGTTAATGCCACTAGAATTTTCAACAATTGACAAATTCTACATTCTGTGAAAAATGACTCCGTTTGAACTATCGTCTAAAGATGCTGCATATTTAATCGCCCTCTTGGAAAGCAATAAGCAGACGGCATTGCAACTTCTAGCTGCAGATCATTTCTACCAGCCATCGCTTCTTCCTCGTCTTAAGAAGTTTCAGCAAACGTTGAAAAGAGAGCGAGAAGCGAAAGCGGAACAATAGACTATGAACACTTTCCTTGGTTCCCATGGCTTTGTCTCGTGCCATCGAAGAAGCCTGGATCAAGGCGCTGGAAGCCTCTAGCGCCGTTGAAGAGAGCAGCAGGGTATATGGACAGAGTAGTGAGGAGGTGCGCCTTGCAAAAGCTGCCTTTGAGCAATGGAAAGAGGAATATTTGGAACTGACTGCACGGCGCAAGTGAATGGTGCTAAGCTTCTGGAGCTTCTGCAGAAGCCCAGTGGCCACTGGTCACCAGCATCCTCGTCAATGCTGGTTTTCGGGATTCCGTTGAGAACTGAAGACTCTCTTCGGACGTAAGCAGGGTACTGGCCGCACCAGTTAAGCGTCTATCGCGACGTAACCCTGCTTCATACCCATTAATCGTGCCAGTGCCGAATTACTCCTGCAACAATACAAGCATTAGTAGCCAAGTATGAAATAAAAACAATAGTTCGCACATAAGCAATAACGTCTGCTTCTTTTTCATTCGTTCCCTCCTTGGGGCCTAGCGCTTTCGCCCAAATGCGCCATAGCGCTTTCCTCTTCTTCACGAATCCAGTCTTTTAAGCTCCTAACATAATGCCTCAGCAGCGCAGATTGCTCTAGGTGCCAAGCATTTCCCGTGAGGAAATACTGTGTATTGTGACAGTCCACTGCCCGTAGGCATTGATGGACGATGGGATTCCACGGCTCTCTAAGGGGAGTGTTGAACGTCCTGCGTTCCGTCATGGCCCTTAAAGAAGGCTTTTATGTCTTCTAATTCTACGGGCGCGAAGTTATGTCTTTCGACGCAAGCGTTGTAATACCTTCTGTCTACTTTGCCATCGTCAATAATTTGGTGGCAATGTAAGTGACCATGCACGTTACCCCAGTAATGTCCAGAAAGACATGATGGATGCACTGGCAC